CTCGGAGCCAGTCGGATGCCCAGGTTGCAGATGATGGTCTCGTAGGCCGAGTCCGGCACGTTGGTCTGCTCATCGATGCTGCCATCCTGGGGGCTGGACGGGATTGGGTAGCCAAGTCGGATGCCCTTGCCGTTCCAGTCGGCCATCATGGCGTCCAGGCGTCTCCTGGCCGACTCAAGCTGCTCCGGCTGCAGGTCGAAGACGTAGGACGCAAGGCCGATCTCCTCGAAGGCTGCATAGACGAACTGGCGCTTGCTGTATCCCATGTCACTCTCCTGATGTCTGCTGCGACAGCGCCGTCTCGATCAGGCTGGCCAGCTTCTTGTCGGACGTGCGCTTGTTGAATGGTATCGCCAGCTCGGTGGCTTTGGCCTCCAGCTCTGCACGAGTCGGAGGTGCGTTGTCATCGACAACAGGTTCAGCAGGCGCAGGTGCTGGGGCTGGCGCAGGCTTTTGCTTTTTGGCAGCCTTGACCATCGATGCGCGCCGTTCTACAGGCGGTTTCTGCTTCACAGGTGTGCGCCTGGGGCTCTTGGACTTGCGCCCCATCAGATGGCGCGCTGCCAGCGGTCCTGCTGCCTCGATAGCCGCCTCCAGCGTCATGTGCCAGCCAGAAGCCAGCTTGGCATCCAGTTGCGCCTGGCCATGCATCGGCATGGCGTCATAGGAATAGCGTGCGCGCTGGATGGAACCAGGCGCGCGATAGACGAGGCAGGGGAATGTGGTCATTTCTTGGCCTTCGGTTTCTTGGCGGTCTTGGCCGCGGCCTTGAATGCGGCCTCAGTGGGCGCGCCTTTGGTTCCAGGCTTGCGCATGCGGTCAGGCGTCTTGCCTGCGGCCTTCTGGCGCTCGATGCGCTCGCGCTTGGCGTGGATGTTGGCGTAGAGGCCGGCCTTCACTTCTTGGCCTTCTTCGGTGCTTTGCTGGGCTTGCCCGCGGCCTTGGCAGCCGTGCGCGCAGTGGACAGCGCCACAGCGACAGCCTGCTTCTGGGGCATGCCCTTTTTCATCTCCTTGGAGATGTTCTTGCTGATGGACTTCTGCGAATAACCCTTGGTCAATGGCATGGTGATCTCCTTGGCAATGGGGGGACCGAAGTCCCCCCACTCTTGCCGTCAGCTTACTGGTTGAACAACAAGATGCCAGACATCTCGGGCTGCTTGTTCACCACACCGAACAGCGTGTCGAGACGATACTTGATCGTCATGCTGTCGATGTCGTAGAACTTCTGCATCACCACTTCGATGTTGTTGTCGGTGGTAGCGCGCATCACTGCGGTACCAGCGTCAGACGGGACAGCGTAGCGGCCGGGCAGCAGCTCAAGCGCATCACGCTGCCAGAACACGTTCACGGCAGCCGTGTTCACGTTCAGGAAGGTGATGGCAGCAGCAGCGTTCGGAGTCACGATCACGTTCTGGTACTGGAGTTCAGCATCAGAGCCACCCTGAGCCGAGATGATCGGCGGGGTGATGACCAGGTCGGTACCACCGGCAGGCACGCTCACCACGCGGAAGGTCTTTGGCTGGCCAGTACCTTGCTTGGTGATGTGATGCACGGCCTCGACGCCATCGATGGTGAACGCATCGCCGGCCACAACACCAGCCGTCGCGTTGACGGTGATGGTCTGGAAGCGGTTGTCCACGTTCTGGGTTTCGCCAGAGATGGCGGTCGAGGTGGCTTGCGGGACGTAGTAGTTGTTCGCCGCGGCCTGGGTGTCAATGGTGACAGGAGCTGCAGGAGCAGCGCCGACCAGACGGTTGGCGTAGTCGAACTTGAACGTCTCGAAGCCAGCGACCATGCCGACGAACGAGCGCTCGAAGGCGCTGTTCGACTTGTTGCCGTTGAACGAACGAGCTGCGGTACCAGTCGCGCCGGTAGCGATGTTGCCAGCCAGGCCGTTGTAGTCGCGGCTAGACAGCGCCAGGTAGCGGTCATAGTTGGCCACGCCCTGCTCGTTCATGATGCTGTCGCACAGGGCCACATCATCATAGGTGCCAGCAGGAGCGCCAACGTCCACCACCAGCGAGCCGAGGTTCGCAGCAGCGTTCATGATCGCCAGGTTGATGTCCGAAGCCAGCTTCTGCTTGGCAGCCTCGCCCAGACGGCCTTCCTGCAGTGCATCACGCAGGTCGAGCGCAGTCATGGTCCAGGGCACCGTGCGGCTGAAGCCGATGGTGGCCGGGACAGCCAACTGCGTCATGTCCTGGTAGCCAGGGATGGCCACACCGGGAGTCGAGGAGATCGACTGCGCGATGTAGGGCTGGGGACGCCAGATGATGTCGTTGGTACGAGCCATCATCGTCTGGTCGGTGTTGTAGATGCTCACGTTGCGCGAAAGCACCAGGGCATCGTGAAAGCCTTCGAGAAGGTTCTCGAACGCGACACGCTCTTCTTTGGAAAAACTATTCGCCATGATTGGCTCCTATTTCAAAAATCAGTTTCTGGATGCTGCTTGCTTCTGCCGTTTGTACTGGAGCACCTTGGTGTAGTTTCCAGTCTTCTCAGCTTCGGCGCGCAGCCGTTCAAGGGTTGAGTCCACCGTACCAGATGCTCGGCCAGTTCCCTGGACGATGCGCTCAGGCGCGGGTGCTGCTCTGCGATTTGTGACTTTCAATTCTTTCTCCAGTCTTGCCACCGCAAAAGCAAACTTCACGGGGTCGGTAATCTTTGCGAGGTCGGCCGCCTTCTTCGGGTTCTTTCCGAGTGCGTACACCACCAGTGCAGGGTTCTCAGCTCCTTGCAGGATCACGCCTTGCTGGGTGACGCTGAAGACCTCCTGGGCAATCGCCTCGGCATCCTCATAGTCTCGGACCTTCAGCTCGGCCTTGGCCTTGCTGTAGCCCTCCAGCTTGGCCTGCCAGGCCTGATGCTGCGCTTGCTCGGCCTGGCGGACCCTCTCGGTCTCCAGATCGTGCTGCCGCTTGCGCTCATGCCAGGCGTCCAATGCCTGCTCGAATCTCTCAGCATCGTAGTCGTGGTCCTCCAGCTTCGGCTTCGGTCCCAACTGCACTGGCTTGTTCTCAGGTGCAGTGGTGGCGAGACGCGCTTCGAGTTCACGAATTCGACGCTCTTTTTCCCTGTTGGCCTTGCGTAGCTCTCGAACCCATTCAGGTGCGCGAACTTCCTCTTCGGTGGGTGGCGACTCCTCACCTATGGAGACCACAACTTCGTCTGACTCCTCCGCGTGCTCGTCATCGGAACCCACAGCCTGCTGGCCATCAGCGGAATCATCCTCGCTGACTTCAATCTCAACAGGTTTCTGCTCGTCATCCAGCACCGCGGCCTCGCCGCCGTTGTCGTTTTCTCCTGCTTCTGCCTTTAAATTCATCGTTGACCCCATCAAACTCACCCAATTTGAACGGCTGGGTGGTTGCCGTTTCCCACATTTTCACCCATTGCCACTCATCTGACAACGGGCTGCACCTCCTGGCCCATAACGGCCTGCTGAGTTGCTTCCAAGGCTGTGAGCGCCATGTTCTGTTCCTGCACGCCAGTCTTGGCCAGTGTCTCGGCCGTGCGTGCGCGCGACAGGCCGGCGTCGGCCACCGTCTTGACGGTATCGGCACGAGCCTTGGCCGCCTTGGCAATGGCCTCCTCGGCCGCGGCCTGCAGGAAAATCTTGTTCGGGTCTTCGGGCTGGCCTTGCAGCTCGACCATCATCTCTTCCTGCTCCTGTTCGGTGGGCTTGACCACGCCCATGCGCACGAGCTGCTTGCGGAAGAAGTCGCGCACCTCGCTGATGCCCTCGCCTTCCATGTTCATCATCGCCATTGCCTGCAGCACCTGCTTGGTCTGCTGGTCGTCCGTGATGGCCATCATGCCGGTGAGTGCGCGCACGGTCGCCGCGCGCTTGCTGGTGCTGGACGGTCCGACATCGACGTTCACGTCGAACTTGGCGCGGCTGAGGTCGTTCTCCATGACCACCTCGCCAGTTTCGCTGACCATCGGCCGCATCAGCTCGATCATGCCGACCGACTCGTCGGCCTCGACGACCTTCATCTTGCGGCCTTCCTCGACATAGATGTCGCGCGCCATCGAGAGCCAGATTTCGCCGCAGCGCTTCATGCCTTTGGCAAAGTTGCTCATGTAGATGAAGGTCTGCATGTCCAGTCGTGTCTGGATCATCTCGATGGCCTTGCCGGAGATGTTGCTGACCAGCTTGTCGGCCTGCTGCGAGCTGCCCAGGATGTCCTGCATGTCCTGCTCGGTGATCTGCAGCAAGGCTGCCATCGCCGGAGGAATCTGTGGGCTGCGGGTGTAGGCCACCGGGCCGCTGATCTGCTGGCTGCCGTCCGGGCCGGTGATCGGGTTCACCAGCAAGTACGGGTAGTTGCGCAGGTTGTCATCTGCCCACATGACCTGGTGGCCAGCGACCTGCTCGGGCACCAGGATCGGTTTCTCGACGCTGGACAGCGCGCTGATCTCGCCTAGCTTGGAGAGCTGCATGTTCTTCAGGCGCTGCGCATCCTTGGCCAGGCGCACATGACCCATGCAGCGCTCGACGTTGTCGACGAACCAGCGCTTGCCGTAGACCGGCACGATTGGGATTTCCTTGCCTGCGATGTAGCCGGCATCATCCAGAATCTTGCCGCCCGACATGATGTACTTGTGGACGCGCCTGGACTTGATCTTGCGCTGCCGCACCTCCTGGCTGCCGATGGCCGCCAGCGTCTCTTCGAGCGCAGGGTCTGCATCAAAGTCGGCCTGGCGGTAGCGCTCCTCAGTGCCGTCGATGGCTCGGAAGATGCGCACGGTCTCGGTCACGTCCTCGACCTTGTAATACTCGGCCACATAGACCACGTCAGGCGTACACCAGTCGAACTCGTACTGGTGGATGATCTTCGGCCAGTCGGTCGGATCGTCGCCCCACTCTTCCTTGTAACTGGCGCGGGTCATCGATGTGACCACGAAGGCAAAGCGCGCATCGGCCTTGTCCTGGCGCTTGGCGTTCAGGTCGAAGAACACCGAGCTGTCGGCATCGAAGATCGGCTCGATGCGGATGCGCTGCTTCTCGTTGTCCTCGTCTTCTTCGTCCTCGTAGACCGTGCGCAACCGCCATGCACCAAAGCCGCCGCCGACCGCCTCCTCGAAGGCGTTGTCGTAGGCCTCATCGGCCACCGAGTCCTGCTCGTCGGCACGGTACAGACCGTCGCAGGTCTCGGCCAGCTTGTCGTTGTCGCTGCCATCCTTGCTGACGTAGTCGACCGTGATGCGGTTGTTGCGGTACTCGTTGATGATGCGGATGACGGCCAGGTGGACCTTGTTCACCTCGAACCTGGGCTTGTTCTCGTAGACATCCCAGAGTGGGCCTTCCCACTGGCTGCCGGCCAGGCTGTAGAAGCGCCGGTCCTGCAGGCACTGCAAGCGCTCGTCGCGCAGAGCAGTCTGGATGTCGTTGAATTGATTCAGCGCATCACTGTGGAGATTGTTCAGATACTGCTCTTTTGACATGCGTGCCATATATCGCCCCTATTTGCAAGTATTTTCTACCATTTGCTGGTCACGGGCAATGGTTTGAAGTCCACCTGCCTGTTGACCACCGCGGCACGCCTGACGCCTTCGCATGCATATCGCAGTGCGTCGATGACGTGGTTTTGCTTGTCCTGCAGCACCGGCAGCACTTTGCCGGTCAGCGGGTCTGTCTTGTAGCTGTAGAACGTCAGCTCGTCGATGGTGTGCGTGCAGCGTGGATGAACCACGATGTCGTAGGACTTCAGCCACTCGACGCCCTCGACCACTGAGTCCTTGCCCTTGACGGCCGGCATGATCTTCGGGAAGCCGTTCTTGCGCATGTGGCTGATGGTCTCCGGCCTGGAGCTGTCGGCCACCATTGGCCACTTCTCGGCCTCCGGCACGGTCATGAACAACTCTGGCGTGTTCATGATCTCGCAGCCCACCATGTAGGCCTCGTGGTCGATGTATAGCGTGCGACCGACGATGTGGCAGCGCACCAGGACGGTCGGGTCGGTGGCAAAGCCCCAGTCAGCGCCGAGCCGGTGGATGGCGTCCTTCGGTGCCTCGAACTCCTCGATGCGCCAGTTGCGGAAGACGCGCGCGCTGCTGTTCTGCAGGTAGCCGCCACGCCAGACGTGAGCATACTTGTCCGGGTCGCGCGCCTTGTCGTACTCCATCTCGGCGCGCAGCACGTCCGGGAACCAGGGGTTGTCGTCGAAGTTGACCTCCAGCACCACCGAGTCCGGTGGTGGCTTGTCGCCACGCAGGAGCTGGTCGACAGGATCGCTCGACTGGCTGGGGTTCCAGGTGAACCACAGCTCGGAGCCTGGCTTGCGGATGGTCGGCCGCAGCAGGTCCAGGCTGCGCTGGGACAGGCTCTGCGCCTCCTCCACCCAGGCACGGTCGTAGCCCTCCAGCGACTTGATCGAGTCGGCCGTGTGGTTCTGCATGCCCTGGAAGATGATCAGGCCGTCTCCCTTCTTGGACTTGATCACGGCCTCCTGGACCTCGAAGTAGGCACCAGCGTTCATGGCCTCGATCTTCAGCTCCAGTAGGCGCTTGACCGACTGCGCCAGGGACTTCTGGACCTCGCGCACGCAGACCGACCGGCTGGTCGGGTCCATGATGTGGGCCTCGATCAGCATCTCAGCAAAGGTGTGCGACTTGCCGGAGCCGCGGCCGCCGAAGGCTGCCTTGTAGCGCGCCGGCTCCAGCAGCGGCAGCGCCCATTGTGGGGTCTCAATGCGCAGTGTCGTCACTTTCCGACCACCACGCGCTCGATCTTGCGGAACTCGATGGGAGCGCCATCAGCACCAGTGATCTCGTGCTGCTGCACTTCCTTCCAGCGCATCTGGGTCTTGGACCACCAGATGGCCGCCGTGGTGTCGCCTGCCATCACCTTTTGGAACAGGGTTTTCCCTACCTGGCCGTTGGCCTTGGCCTTGCCCGAGATCAGTTCCTGGGCAAAGTGCTTGCGCAGGGTGTCGGTGTCGATACCGTCGCGCACCAGGACTGCGATCTGCTCAATGGGCAGGCCGTAGCCGGACAAGGCTTCGACCTGTTTGCGCTCTGGATCGGTGGGCACAAAAGCTGGTCGGCCAGCGCCTGGCATGGCACCTCCAGTGCCCGGCCGAGCACCTCCGCGCTTTTTTGGAACCGATTTTTCTTCAACCTTGAGTTTCTTCGTTGCCATTTTTAACCTCCGCGAAAGGTTTTCCAGTTTCTGCGTGTGTTGCTTGCTTGCCGGTGAACTCCTGCCAGCGCTTGACGATGACGTCACAGTAGCGTGGATCCAGTTCCATGAGCATGGCCGTGCGGCCGTTCTTCTCGGCAGCGATCAGGGTCGTGCCCGAGCCGCCGAAGGAGTCGAGCACAATATCGCCGCCCTTCGTGTTGTTCAGCAGTTGGTACTCGAACAGCGCCACCGGCTTCATGGTCGGATGCTCGCCATTTCTGCTGGGCCGGTCAAACTCCAGGATGGTTGTCTGCTTGCGGTCCGCTGCCCAGAGGTGGCCAGCGCCGTCCTTCCAGCCGTACAGGCACGGCTCGTGTTTCCACTGGTAGTCCTGTCGGCCCATGACGATGCTGGACTTCTTCCAGATCAAGCACTGCCGCACGGTCCAGCCAGCGTCCTTGGCCGCGCCACGGAAGTTGTAGCCCTCGCTGTCCGCGTGCCAAATGTAGAAGACCGCGCCGGGTTTCATGACCGTGTCGGCCGCCGTGTAGGCATCGCGCAGGAACTGCCGGAACTGGTCGTCCGACATTTTGTCGTTCATAATCTTCAGACCGTTTTTGCGGTTCGGGTCGCCATGATTGCCACCCTGCACGGCCACGTTGTAAGGCGGGTCTGTCAGCCACATGTCCACCAGGCTGCCTTGGGTCAGCTTGGCCAGGTCATCGACGCTGGTCGAGTCGCCGCACAGCAGCCGGTGCTTGCCCATCAACCAGACGTCACCAGGCACGGTGACCGGGTTTTCCTGCACAGCCGGTGCATCGTCCGGATCGGTCAGCCCTTCGGTCACTTCCACCGGCATCAGCGCTTTGATTTCCTCGTCGGAGAAGCCGGTCAGTTCAACGTCAAATCCCAGGCCATCGAGTTCTGCCAACTCCAGCGCCAGCAATTCGTTGTCCCATCCAGCGTTCAGCGCCAGCTTGTTGTCCGCGATGACGTAGGCGCGCTTCTGGGACTCGCTCCAGCCCTTGGCCACCATGACCGGCAATGATGCCAGCCCCAGCTTGCGCGCCGCCATCACGCGACCATGACCGGCAATGATGCCGCCGTCCTCGTCCACCAGGATGGCTGAGGTGAAGCCCCACTCCTTGATGCTGGCCGCAAGTTGTGCGATCTGGTCCTCGGAGTGCGTGCGCGAGTTCTTGGCGTAGGGCACCAGCTTTTCGATGGGCCACTGCTCGACCTTGTCGGCTGGATTTACTTTGTGGGACTTTGTGGTCATGCTGCATTCTCCTCTTTTTCCAGCCGATTGGCCACCAGGGTGGCGTAGCCAGCAATGTCGACCCAGTTGTCGGCGTAATTCGGATCGCCGTTCAGGATGCGCGCGATCTTGTGCTGGATCATCTCCAAGGCCTCGCGTTGGTCGGCCTGGAGGCCATCCCAGCCGCTGCGCTCGTGCATCGCTGCCTTGAGGTCTTGGCTGATCCTGGCATGGCCCTGGAAACTGCCATACCGACCTTCACGGCCTGCCAGCATCTCGTTCACGTTGGTCTGTGTCATGTTAGTACCTGCTTACTTTCCTGTGGATAACTTTCCCCTGTTTTCCCGCATCCCGGTGCCCCTACCTGCCCCTACCCTATAGGGTTTAGGGGCGGGGCGGGGCGTTTTTCCGGGCTTTTGCCCCTATCGCCCCTAACGCCCCCAGGGGCACTCAGGGGCATTTAGGGGCGCTTTTCCTGGCCACTTTTCCTCATCAACATGGCGCTGGCCTGCACCTCATTGCTCACAATCCAGCCGTGCTCCAGCGTCTCAATCGTCCCTGCGTTGAGCAGTTGCGCGATGATTCCGTCAGGCCGGCTGGCCTCGGTTTTGTTCTTGGCAGTGCGCTCCGACATGCCATCGTTGACCAACAGCTCGCGCAGCGCAGACCTGCTGATATAGGGTAAACCCTCGCGCTCTTCAGCTCCAGCATGCCACCAGGCGCGTTCGATGGTGCGCACGTTCTCATCGTGCTTGGTGGGTTTTTTGTGGGGTTTTGTGGTGGACGCATCAGTGTCTGGCACGGCCACACAGGTGGTCGCTGGCGCGCCGAACTTAGTTGTGCCCATCTCGATCACCTCCAGCCGGAAGTAGATCGTCTCGCCCTTGCTTGGAAGCTCGCGCTGCTTGGTTACCGTCACAGACCTTGTGCCGTCCTTCTCTGTGACCTCGATCTCGGTGTCGATGTGGGCACGGATGCCTGACCAGCCACGAGCGCCTCTGGCAGCGTCCTTGCCGTTGTGGTGGATGATCATCATGGCAGCGCCTGTGGCTGTGGCCACCTGGTCGAATCTGGCCATGACTGGACCCATGTCCTCGCCGCTGTTCTCGTTGGCTCCTGCGCTCATCCTGGCCAGCGTGTCGCCAATGATCAGACGCACCGGCTTGCCTTTGATCTGCTCGACCGCCTTCACCAGCTCGATCACGTCATTGGCGTCCTGGTCGCCAGAGTAGAAGTTCATCGGGACTGGCACCATCGCCAGGTTCTCCAGGCTGCAGCCGTAGAACTGCTTGATGGCCTGCATGCGAGACCTGATGCTGGCCGGTGCCTCGCTGGCCAGGTAGACCACCAGGCCGGGGTCAGTCTTGCGGCCGTAGCAGTCGGTGCCGGTGGCAATGGCCGTGGCCACTGACAGCGCCCAGAATGTCTTGCCGGAGTTGCTGTCGCCGTAGACCACCACCGAGCTGCCAATGGTCATCAGGCCTTCGACTAGCTCGTCTGGTGCCTCGTAGTCGGTGCCGAGCTGGTCACCGAAGACCAAGCGCAACTTCTCGACCACAGCCGTGCCTGTCTGCTGCACCAGCAGGCTTGTCAGATCGTGGCCGGCCTGCTTATAGTCGTTGGCATCCATGCCCTCTATTGGAGGGATGATCACGCGCGCGCCGTATTTGGCACTGGCCTGGTCGGCGTACTTTTGGCCGGTGCCGCTTTTGTCGTGGTCTGCCACGATGACGATGGTCTGCTGCTGGCCGAACATTTCACGCAGACTACCAGTGACCGGCACCAAATTGCTGGCGCTGTAGGCCACCGCGCAAGGCCGGCCGGTGGTCTCGTGAATGGTCGCCGCAGTTGCGAATCCCTCAGCAATGTAGAGCACGCCTGGCTCATCCATCGTGCCAAGCATCCAGAACTTCCCACCAGACTTGCCGCCTGGGTGGTATAGCTTGCCGCCTTCCTCATCGATGTACTGCAGCGTGCTGAGAGTTCCGTCCTGGTCGTACAGGGGAACCATCAAGCGCCCATCTCCAGTGGTTCGCACGCCGTGCGTCTGAATGCCCTTGCGCTTGAGGTATGGATGATCAGGGTGTGCTGCCACGCCACTGAGCCAGATTTTCTCGACCGTGTCGGCCGCCACCTGATGCTGGCGCTCCAGCTCGGCATCGCGCAGCACCTTGGCCTCGGCCACGCGCCTGGCATAGAACATCTCTTCGGCATCTGAAAGTCTGCGCCCGACATCGGCCTTCCAGGGCGTCTCAACGCCAGCCCTCCAGCAGCCGAAGCGGCCAGCCGGCACGCCATCACCAAAAACCAGATACCAGCCAGGCTTGTCGCTGTGGCCTGGCGAGCCTTTGGTGCCGGACTTGAACCTGTGAATCTTGCCGTCGAAAAGCAGCTCTTCTGGCGGGTTCAGCCCCAACTTGAGCATCGCATCACGCAGTTGCTCTTCTGGTGGTGCCACCCTCTTCTCGGGTGGTGGCGACCAGGGGCCGCCCAGGACTTTGGACAGGTCAGCCATGCAATGTCGCCTCCTGCCGTGTCAGGTAGTCAGACAGCGCCTTGACCGTCTCGTACAGGGGCTTGGAGTCCTCCTGCATGAACCTATAGACCGTGGCCGGGTGGACCCCAGCGTTCTCGGCCACGCGCTTGAGATTGGCGTCCTCAAGCCGTTTCTTGATTTGCTCGACAGTCAGCATATGTTGCACCTCTGAAAAAATTTTTACGGGAGTGCTTGCATCTTACTCCAATTCCGGTTTATGATGCAACCACTGCGCGAACGGAATTGCCCGAAGGCGCAGCAACCAAGAAGGAGAGCCAAGATGGCAATCAACGTGAAAACAACTGGCAGTCTGTCTGCCAACGGTGTGAAAGTCCTGGTCTATGGCCAGGCCGGTGCAGGTAAGACCTCACTGATCAAGACCCTGCCGCAGCCCATCGTGCTGTCTGCTGAAGGAGGCCTGCTGTCCATCCAGGACGCCGACCTGCCCTTCATCGAGATCAGCGACATGGACACGCTGCGGGAGGCTTACACCTGGCTGACTCAGTCCGACGAGGCCAAGGGGTTCCAGTCGGTGGCGCTCGACTCCATCAGCGAGATCGCTGAGGTGGTCCTGAATGCCGAGAAGAAGGCCACCAAAGACCCACGCCAGGCCTACGGTGCGATGCAGGAGCAGATGGCCGACATCATCCGCGCATTCCGCGACCTGCCTGGCCGGCACGTCTACATGAGCGCCAAGCTGGAAAAAACGCAGGACGAGATGGGGCGCGTGCTGTATGCGCCATCGATGCCCGGCAACAAGACCGGCCAGGCGCTGCCTTACTTCTTCGACGAGGTGCTGGCACTGCGTGTCGAGAAGGACAGCGAGAACAACACCCAGCGCGCCCTGATGTGCGACTCGGACGGCCTCTGGCTGGCCAAGGACCGCAGTGGGAAGCTGGACGCCTGGGAAGCGCCGGACCTCGGTGCAGTCATCGCCAAGATCGGAGGCAAGTGATGGACAAGCACACGCCAGGGCCGTGGAAGGCTGTTTACGTTGGGTCCAGCGATTGGGATTTGGATGGCCCGACCACGCGAGAGGATTGGACGCTGGCAGCCGCAGCGCCTGATCTGCTGAAGGCATTGGAAACTTGCGAGGCGTTCCTGCTGTCAGCCGGCTTTGAATCGTCGGATGTCTACGCCGAAGTCTGCGCCTCCATCGCCAAAGCAACAGGAGAGCAGTCATGACCAAGTCAATGGAACAACTGGCCGCCGATTGGCTGGAGGCAAAAGAGGCCGAGCGCAAGGCCACCGAGCGCCGCCGTGACTTTGAGGACGCCATGCGCGAGCTGGCTGGTTTCTCTGACCAGACCGAAGGCACTGAGAACGTCAAGACCACGGCCTACACGATCAAGATCGTCGGCCGCATCGACCGCAAGGTCGACGCTGACAAGGTGCAGGAGCTGGCCGCCGAGCACGGCCTGACCGATCACCTGAGCACGCTGTTCCGGTGGAAGCCGGAGATCAATATGGCCATCTGGAAGGCGACAGATGAGGCCATCACCAAGCCACTCGCCGCAGCAATCACGGCCAAGCCTGGCCGCCCTTCTTTCACCATTGAACCCATCACAAACAAGGAGTAATCATCATGGCTTTTCTCGGACAAACTTTTGCAGCATCTGATCTTCCCCAGGGCAACGGTGGCAACTACGAGCCGCTGCCGGCTGGCTGGTACACAGCCAACATCACGCAGGCCGAGCTGAAAACCACCGCCGCAGGCGATGGCCAGTACATCAAACTGCGCTACGACATCACCGGACCGTCTCATCAGGGCCGCGTGGTGTTCGGCAACCTCAACATCAAGAACGCGAGCGCCAAGGCCGAGGAGATCGGCCGCCAGCAGCTTGGCGAGATCATGCGCGCCATCGGCCTGGCCAAGGTCCAGGACACCGACCAGCTCATCGGTGCCAGCATTCAGGTCAAGCTGGAGATCAGGGACAAGCGCACCGATGAGAAGACCGGCAAGACCTACGAGGCCAGCAACGATGTGAAGGGTTTCAAGGCCGTCAATGGTGGCGCAGCGCCCACCTTCGCCGCGGCCGCACCTGCAGCAGCTCCTGCAGCCTCTGCAGCTCCGGCCAAGGCCGCGCCGCCCTGGCAGAAGAAGTAAGTCGAAAAGAAGCCCAGGCCAGCGCGAGCTGGTCCTGGGCATTGGCAACCACTAGAAGGAGACGGGCACCATGAAGATACCCGAACCAGAGCATAGCATCCAAGGCCTGATCGACAAACACCACGAGAAGCAGGCCGAGCCGCCCAGGCCACACATGGGCTGCAGCCAGTTGGGTCACCCATGCGACAGGTGGCTGTGGCTGTCGTTTCGCTGGGCCGTCCAGCCCCAGTTTCCTGGCCGCATCCTGCGCCTTTTCAGGCGTGGCCAGATGGAAGAGGCCACCATCGTGTCGGACCTGCGCGCCATCGGTCTTGATGTGCGTGGCGCAGGCAAGCAGCAGGCGCGCGTGGACTTCGGCTGCCATGTGTCCGGCAGCATCGACGCCATCGTCGAGTCTGGCGTGCCTGAAGCGCCCAAGAAACGCCACATTGCCGAGTTCAAGACTCACAGCAAGAAGTCCTTTGACGACCTGGAGAAGAAGGGTGTGGCCGACAGCAAGCCAGAGCACTGGGTCCAGATGCAGCTCTATATGCACGGCACAGAGATCGACCGCGCGCTGTACCTTGCCGTCTGCAAGGACGACGACCGCATCTACACCGAGCGCGTGCGCTACGACAAGGAGGTGGCCGAGAAGTTCATCAGACGTGGCCACTACCTGGCTACATCAGACCGCATGCCGCCACCCATCAGCACCGACCCATCCTGGTATCAGTGCAAGTTCTGCGATGCGCACGAGTT